TTATAACCGAATTGTAACTGTCAGATCCTGTCCCGGGCTCCCAGCCGCCGTTTGTCCCACCGAAAGAATGGCTAGGCTCAATTCGGCCTTGCTCTCCAAAGGCGCCAAAGTGGCGCCGTCCACTACGTTAGACGTTTTCGATCCCGCGGGAATGGTCAATGTGCAGTATGGTTGAGCATTCTGCTTAAGTTGAACGACGACCGGTGCTCCTGCTGGCGCTTCCCGTACCGTGGCGAACACGTCGAGCACCGAACACGCTTCGTCCACCACTAACACCGGAGTGGCGTCAGATTGAATGGCCAGGTACCCCTGAACCTGCATGCACAGTTGTCCGCCTGACAGTGTCCGGAGCCCTCTTTCGATGGTTTGGGTCAGAGCGAGTTCGCCAGCCGGGCCTTGTCCCCTGCTGTTGGTCATCGCCAGCGTTGCACTGGCAATCCTCACATTCGGCAAAAACACGGAGTGACTAAACGACCCGCTTGCCGGGCTCCCGAAAAAGTCCCGCACAAAAGGTATGATGTACACCTTTTGGCGTAAATGATATACGGGCGTATGTGCCGCATGGCTCCCGATGGATGTCCCGTGAAAACCTCGCGTCACAGCATATCGCTGGCCGTCGTTCAGCACTCCATCCACTCGCATCACTTCCGTGTCGATTTGGACCAGACTCCCTGGTTGCGCGCTGCCCGCTTGGTTTAGATCGATGAAACCATCACCCGCTCCGATATCGACAGCCAGGGCGATTCCCGACAACCCCATGAGTTCAGGCCAGTAATATAACGTTAGTGTCCCTGAGGAGATCGTTCGCGTATTGGAAAGATCCTCAAAGGATATTCCGACCAGTTCCAGAGTTCCCTGCCCGCCGCCGTACAGTCCGAACGCGGGTTTCCCTGGAACATCGGCATCGAATGTTTTGGCGCTCGAACTCCCGATCCGCCAGCGGGTTAGTGGTGAGAGCTCGTAAGCACATTCCTTATTCTGAACATTTGCCGACCGGCCGGAAATATGAATCGTCGCCCCCCAGCGGTTTGGTACATCAAATGCCGCCGGGCTCGTTCGAGCCATGACGCCAAAATGCCAGCTTGATTCCGCGATTACGAAAGCACTGTCTGGCCCCGGCTCAATATCCCACTTGGTTACTACCGTCAGCCGGGTAGCGCTATTCGAAAGGACTGCCCTTTCCTGCCCAGCCCCTTTGCCTTTGGTGATACGCACAACCATGCCGCAGTAGCCGTTTTCAGGCATGCCCAGATCATCGTTGCCGATCGAGTCCCATGACCAAAAAGTTGCCATGCACTCAGGTTGCAGCTCGAGTCGCCAGTAAAAGTTGGCATGATCATAGTTTTCGTCTGGCGCTGCCATCAGTTGCATGGGCAATCCGGCGTCGCTGAATTTCGTAGCGACAGGCAAATCAGAAGCAATGCGAAACAGGGCGCTAGGTGTCTCCCCGCGGTATACGTGAAATCCTTTGATCCCCGGTGCGAAACTTAGGTCTGTCAGTGTCACCTGATTAGTATTGGTCTCGGCACAGATGGCCGCCCTTACAGTAAAAGACAGCGGACTTTCAGAACCATCTGGACCGATGGCGCTCACGGCGTAATAGAGTGTCTGCCCCCCCGTAAGTGTGCCACCTGTGCTAGAAACTTCAGGGGTTAGACTCAGCATAGGAGCCTGAACTGTTGCACATCCAGGAGCCACTGGAGCGATGAACCCGACTTTCAATTGCACACTTGCTTGTCCGTCATACGTCGGTTCAACAGTTTCGGCTACGCCAAACTGGGCCTCGCCATTCTCTCCCACAACGTCCCCTATGAGAGGTCGCGGCAATCTCACCTCGAAGCCCGGTTGACGTCCCGAACAGGTGCTGCCCGTACCTGTTGGTGAGGCGTCGCCGTACCAGCGATCATCATGTAACTGCGCGGTAATCTGAACGGTCTCGTAGTTCAATCCGGGTGTCATGTTAACAATCCGGAAAGGCTGGCGTTGGAACCCTTCTTTTAGATAAGTTAGGGTGATAATATCTCCCGGCTTGAGGCCGACCCCCCGTACGCTCGTTTCAAATTCAACATATGTTGCCCCACGTATCGACTTGTCCAGTTGTAGCTGCAAAATGCGGGCAGCCTGGTTCGCGTTCGGCAGCCCCAGCGCGTTGAGCGAAACGCTGATTTCTTGCCCCGTTCTCAAAACATCATCGACATCCACCACCGAGAGGCTGTCCTGTTGGTATTCATTGAGCGCGTCTTGAAATTCGACGCTAAACCTGTTCGGCGTATCTGCATTGCTCCGCGCCCGAAGTCGGATTGCCGGCTGCCCGTCGCTTCTCCGAAGAATTCCTGAAAAACCGAAGGTTCCGTCCCCAAATTCGTAAGCCGGCCATCCCCCGTTTAAAGATTCACGGCTGTTACTGCCGGGCAGCTTCTCCGGTTGCTGAAGTGCTAGCGTGCTTTCCACTCTTAGTTCTAAACGGCCCTCGGAGTCCTGTCGTAACTGCAATCGATTCCCAATGCGTATGCCCCGGACCACCTCAGCAAAACTTCGTCTCTTGCGCAGCACTAAGTTGCACTGAAATCTTGGAATGTGTATCGGATTTCCATATAGGTCCTGCGCAGGTATCATTTCGGCACAATAGGCAGCCGCTGCCGAAAAACTGGCGAGGTTTATTTCGTCTATCCGCCATCCGCTTCGCCTCAGTAGGTCGAGCAGAATCCAAGCCGGATTATTATCGAAGCTTTCACCCAAAAATGTCCCATCCCCGCTGTACCTCGGTACCTTCAAGCCCTGCAACAAGACTTGTACCCGCGGAAGGGACTTCCCGTCGTTGATCCGGTTTGGAACCACCAACGACATAAACGCCATGCTGCCGTATGGATCCCCGGCAGGGTTCCCGTTTCCGTCGAGGAAATCTACATTAAAGGCGCCCCGCCTTCCCCCATAACTCACCACGTTGTACCATCCCGTGGCAGTCATGTTCACTCCATTACGCCCCTCCGGAACTTCCACGTCATCAACCAAAACTTTGAGCACCCCCTGGATCTCACCCATTCCCAGTAATACTTCCATGCGGGTCAGGTTCCCATCGTTCCTTGCGAACACAATGGGGGGACCGTACCACGCTGTTCCGTAAATAATGGGAACGAAATCGTTATACCGGCCTTCGTTTTCCAACACCGGTGAGACGTGAAAGCCTCTTTCCCCATAACTCCGTACCAGCGTGGTAGGAGGCACAAACTCGATCCCGCCAAACCGACGAGTTTGGTTCCCGTGTCCGTCAGTGTCAAACATACCCCGTTCTACGCAAGAGCTCCGGGTATAATCGCACCAGGAATACGGCTCCTTCCCGTTGAGATTTCCAACTCCCCCTGGTAAATCAGGCGAGTACCCGCATCGGTAAAACGGCGAATACTTATTATCAGCCCCTTCCCGCGATCCTTCCGCCCTTTGTGCTGCTATCGATGGAAACTTCCAGGGACACCTGCGTTGGATGCGACTTTCGGGAATGAGTAGCCTTTGCAAACTCATCCGGTTTGTAAACGTGACCCTGCACTCTGTCTCTGTGATTTCTTCCGGTGCGCTGGCGGTGCCGCTAAATATCACCATGCTTTCAGACGCAGCCGATCCATTCTTTAGGTCAAAAAATAAAAAACGGACTGTAATCCTCGTCCCTTTCCAACCTACGCCGCGCTCAATCTGGGAACATAACGAGTCGGCGTTATCAAGTACCAGAATGACCTTGGAAGAGCCGTCCACTCCATCATCTGACTCACTTTGAATCGCAAACAGATTATGTTGAAGGATTCGCGCTTCGTAACCCAATCCGTCAGCACTGACGTTGTGTGTGCTCCACCTCCTCACTTCTCCAGAGACAAACTCACAAGTTATAAGAAATAGCGGAGTTTCGGCGTAAGTCTGTTCTTTGAGCTCGGCAATCGATGCCATTTTAGCCTTGTTCCCCTATGGGCGCTATTATTCGAATACGGCAGGAGTACGCTTCCGGCCCTTCCGCGCTCACTGACAGTACGTCCATGTCGAAACGTGCCCGTGAGTAGATTCCATTTCTGCTCGTTGTCCTCTTATATTGTGATGGATATAATTGAGCCTCAGCCTGCAACCCATACACCTCAAAACATACACCGGCGTCTGCGTCAATCCCGAAGGTAACTTGTTCCTCATTGCTACTCATGAGCTTCGAGTGAACGTACCGTTTCCAGTTGGGCCCTATTGTGAATGTGACGCTTTCCTTTGTACTGCTGGTCGATTGTGTTAGAGTAACCCGCGTCGCCTGGTCACTTCGGAGATATGTACTGAAACAGTACTGGAACCAGCTCGGTGCAGCAATCCTTTGCTCGACACTTTGTATCGCCGCGCCCTGGTTCGTTATCTTTGCGGCACTATTTCCCCCGGTTGGATCCAACAATCCAACGGATAAGGCGATTGCCGGCCCCTTCACCCAGCAAGCCGCGGTTAAATCTTCGCTCCAGCTAAGTAAGTTTGCTCCTGGGTCCAAGAAAGTAAACTCACCTAGCCGGCCCGCCATCGTCTCAAAAAATGACTCGAGTTCGCCGCATTCCTGGCCGTTGAGCCCTTGCAGCACAAAGTCCCACACCACAGCATCGTTCCCTACGTCAGCAAACTTCGTGCTGGTCCCGTCTAGGTGTGTGACTATTGCCGTCCGACATCGCAACCGCTTCGCGAAGGGATATTGAACTATAGCGCCGCTTAATAACTGCGGAAAGTATCCCATTTTAAACCGCGTTCTCCCGGATTCTTACCGTTATGCTTCCCCTACCAACGTCCTGGCTATCCAAATCAACAGTGTCCGTGTCCATGCTGCAATTGGCATACTCGCGTCCGCTCCACGGATCCGTAAATGAGAAGCTTCCGTGCTTTCCTCGTTGTATTCGAAAAAAGTTCTCGTATTGCTGGAGCTCCATTTCATCCAGCAGGCTCAGTCTAACCACCCATGTGTGCTGCACCTTCCCATATCGCCGGTAGCGCTGCTCGCTACCATCTAGAAATTGGAGCACGCGTGTGGCATGTACAAGCGAACGCGTTACGGGATATTGCGCGCTCGCGCCTGTCTTAAGAACTGGAAATGTACTCATGACTTGTTACAGCTCGTACAACACCTCATTTAAGGAATGGGCATTCAACACTGCTTCTCTCACTGCCTTTGCTATTTCATTACTGTGGTCCAAAAACGAACGACTGTCGAGCGCTTGTACTTGAACCGTGACTTGTGGAGCGTAAACCGTCCTGTCCGTGGCAGTCACGCGCGGTTGGCCGCTCTGGTCATAGTAAATTTCGCCACCTACCAACCCTGAATCTCCCTCTAAACCATATTCCAGATTCATCGCCGGCGGCATGGAATATGTCGCCGGCGGTGCCTCTTCCACGGATTTGCTATGACCGAATAGGTTTACCAGGCCCGACAAAACTGGTAAAAAAGCTACTCCGCTGGTAAACAGGCCGGACACACTTTTGCCCACTTCACCTATCGCTGACGCCACGCCGCCCCCGCTTTGCCGCTGCGTGTTTTCAACAATCGCTTGAGTGTTTTCGCCAATCACCTCAATTTGGTGCTCGGTTACAGCTCGCAGATTGTCTAATTCTCTAGTGACCGCCGACAGCGTCTCGGTGACTTCCTGCTCCCTGTATGGCACAAGTGACTGCAACCCGCCCTGTTGCGCAATCCCAATCCAATCAGATCCCCCCATGTCTCCCACTAATTTACGTACCGTATCATCGGTCTCACCCATTTTTCATCCCCCTGTACGGCGCTCTTATTCACTCGCATCGTCTTACCCATGCCGTCCCCATCGACAGTCGCCTACCTTTTGGTTATTACTATCCGCCGAAGACAGTGAAGCCCTAAGTCTTCGAAATCTTGCAACTTCATTTTCGATCAGCAGGAATGCTTCCGCCTGCCTTGCGCTCAACGTTCGCAGATCCCCACATCGGAGTTGCTTCCACACGTGATACTCCTCAATTAGGGCTATACTTTCCGCTGTTATCCAGGACTTTGGGCATTCCGTTGTGTAGTAGTCCCCATCCGCCCATACCACACGCTCAGATCTGCCCCGCAATCGTCCATTCCAGCCACACCGCCTGCGCTCCTCCAGGCCTTGAGCCCTGCATACGTCGCACTTCCACCCGGCCCGGTCTGAAGCATGAAAGCGAAAGGCGACGATCAGTTTTTTCGTTCTGTTTCGCTCAACCCGCATTCCGACCGAATAGCCATCAATACTTCGCGACACAACTCTTCCGGCCCGGCTTCTAATAGGCGCTGCGGCGTTGCAATCTCCCCGTCCAACACTAGCCCCTCAACCTTAATCAGTCCCCATTCCAGGTAAATTCTGTCTACCTCAGCCGCAACTATTGCCGCTTCTATCTTATCCTTCGCATCTTTACCAGCTTGTAAATATTCGTGCTTTTGAGCCAAAGCAAAAATGCGCCTCGTCAACTCTAACCGCCGTTCCAGGGACATCCTGAGAATCGTAAAGGATACACCCGGATAATGAACAGAATCTACAACGCGATAACTTTCATATTCCATAGCTTTATCCGAAAGCTACTACCATCTCGTCGCCGAACTGCCCTTGCGCCCGGCAACCTCGAAACCGCCACTGCAGTCTGATTTCACTGTCATCGAAATCAGGTGGCTCTAACTTTACGTTTCTGAGATATACCCCGCACAGTTGCCCTTGCTGCTCGCCAAGCTGGAACATTACCTCCACAGGGCTCTGCTGGCGGGCCGCTTGATACAATTCTTTTGTCGCGCTGTCGCCCAGCGCATACAAACTAAAGTCCGTGGTTACGGATCGCATGCCTGCGGCAATACACTTCGCTAGCTCAGAACCAAATTCTCGGCTCCGTAACTGCACATTGTTGTTTAATACAACCTCGGCTGTCACAATTGTGTAAAAGCGATCGGGAGTGTTCCCTAGCCATGCTTGCCCTAAATTGCCTGGTACTACTGAGTAATTAAACGCCTCTGTAACAGGCTCTTCGGGAAAGCCTGCCAAACCCGCCTGCCCTTGTACAAAGCTGGCGCTGTCGACAATATCTTGCGCTTGCCCGCTGAACGAAAACCCGTGCAAGTCTCCATTTATGCGAATCCGCATCGTGTTCACTGCCGCGCCACAAATGATCCTCTGCACTGTCTCAGCCGGCGTCCAATAGTCAAAAATGGTCACACTCGGCAGGTCTTCTCCCGGATAGTAGGTTAAGGTTTTGCCAAATGCTTCCCCACTCGTCGGTGTGCGGCTGAACGGTGCATTGAGAATCACCGACTGCTCGTCTACTACAGCAGAAACAAACCGGATTTCACCTCCAAAAACCACTGCCTGGTGAACTGCAAGCGCGTGGGGACGAGAAAACTTCAAGGTTCTTCCGTCGCTGCCCTCTCCAGCAACCCCTCCATCGGAATACACTGGCGCGTTGCCCAGCGCCGCATGAAATAATGCGCCATATCCGGGCTCCTCAGGCTGCCCCTCCCATCCAGTCAAATAAGTCTCGAGCTCGAACGTAGTATAGCGTCTGATACCCGAAGGAAGCCCCGGAAAACTTCTGCCACCTATCTTATCTCGCCGCGCAACCCGCTCTACATTCTGCTGCGCCCGCAGCCTTACCGCCGGTAGTCGGTCTCGCGCTTTTACAGCAGGCGCATTGCCGAACGCTGACTCTATCGCGGCATAAAAACGATTATTGTTCGATGCGACGTGACATATCATGGTGTTGCCCTACTTCCAGCTACCTCTTCCGTCAAGCAATGCTTACATCAACGTTGAAACTGATTTTTGCTGTCTGAATGTAGTTTTTTCCACCTCGTTTCACACTCGAAAAACTGATTTCATAACCACCTCCATAAAACATCCCTTCCCCCCAGTCCCCGCGGTGGTTCTCCAGAACGTTAGTCACCGCCTCTGTCCACAGCATAAGCTTCCGCTGTAACTCAGCGAGTCTGTCCTCCGATAACCTTACTTCCACCGCTATGCGGGCTTCTCCCGAAAACCTGCGGAATTTTTCTCTGAGTGTATTGGCGACTTTTTCACAGTAGACGTAAATCGCGGGATAGTTGACTCCTTCGCTTCGCTCCACCATTTCGAAGGACACGTTTTGTTCAACGATTGGAGCGTTCTCCCTTCCAGCAAACTTAAAGCCCTCACGCTCGCTTAGCTCCGCAACTCTTGACGCCAAGCCCGTAGGTCCCAACAAAAATGCCCTGACGGCTCTAGTTCCAACACTGCTTACCTGAGCCAACGCGCTTACCCCCTCTCAACCAAACGCATCAGACGAACGTAATAGTCTGGCGCCTGTCCATTACCCGCTCTCGCCCCCTTCTTAATCCCAGCACCCACTGCTTTCCATGTCGCACCTATAGCCAGCGGTGTATCGTTTTGGCGCATTGTTTCCTCGGGATCGGTCCCCAAATATACGTTCCATCCCCGAACATTTTCCGGTGCCTCGGCTGTTGTAATGCACATCCCACCCTTCCCTTCCAATGCAAATGAAGTAACATCGCTCGCTGCACCCTCGGCACACTCTGCGTTGGTCCACGCAATATGAATCCAGTAAATTCCGGCTTCCAAATCCCCGCTAGCTAACTCGATATTCGGCGCGTTCGCCTTTCGGATCGGATCCCATACCATGCCGATTCCCATACTTAAACATCGCTGTTCCGCCCGAGCTGCCGCCTTCTCGTATTCTCGCCATTTCCGCAAGTACCGGTCGTTAAAATAGCTGCTATAACAATCTTTGTAAATCAACTCCAAAGCTTTTACTGTGTGCCATGTTCGCAGAACACGTGTTACTACTATTTTTTGAATCTCCGAAAATCCATTGCTCCGCGCATTGCCATTCGGCTCTGTTTGCCGTGACAAAAAGTCCATTAGCTCCAGCTCGATTTCCTCCTGCGCTGCTGTTAGCTTCGCTGACAAATCAATTCCTTCCGAACTCGCCAAGTCTAATATCGAGCTTTCCTGAGCGCGCAAATCCGCAAGTGTCGATATGTTCCCATCTATAAATAACGCCATGGCTATAAAGTCGCTCCTGGGCCGTCATTACTAGTTCTGGGACGAACCAGGGCCCTGCTTTGCCTGTAAATTTCCACTGGGATCGGAAACAAGCATAACCTGGATTTTGCTTGCCGCCGCCACTTGTTGAGCTGCATGACGCGCTTCTTCGATTTGCTTTCGATATGCTAGCGTCTCTTCCTCAGTCGCCAGCCGCGCGGATCCATCCAAAATTAGCCGCGCTGCCACCCTTCGCGAGACCTCTGTATAAACGCCCGGCTTCCCGCCATCGGCTGTGGCGTTACTTATCAACACCACAAATGGCTCCGGAATACTTTCTTCAGTGTTTTTCAGTTTTTGGTAAAAGGTTTTCAGATTCATGTCGACACCTCCTCTTCACAACATCTATACTGAGGCACATCCGGCGCCGCCGCGCCGCCCTCCAGCGGCGGCGCCCCTTCAGCACAAACAGCTTTCTACATCCTGGCCAGCCGCGCAGATCTTAGCTGTTTACTTGAACTCCAAAGCTATTCCGCAATACCCCGACCCCATACAGCACGTCCACCGTAAACTGCTGAGCCAGTGTGTTCGGCTGGTAACTCATTACAACTCGCATGCCAAAATTGCCCAGCTCTGCGTATTCGGCGATTGCCCCTGTACCTGGCAATGGCTGTGGTAGGCGACGCATTACCAATCCCAGCGCACTGCGGGCGAACGCCAGGTTATGTGTTGTTGTTGGTGCAGTTCCGGTTTTTTGGACAAATTGGGACCGGAACACGTAGAAGTCTTTTATTTTTCCAACAGTTCCATCCACTAGGGCCTTCAGGCCGGCTTCACCTGCGGTCTGATATTCGCTGAACCGGGGGATTTGTCTCAGTTGGGAGTATGTCGCGGCGTCAACCACCAAAAACTTTTGCTCTGTTGCAGGAACTTTGGCTTGAAATAGTGTTGTCTCCGCGCCGTCAATCACCGCTTCCGTAACCGGCACGCCGGGTGTCCCAACTGGTGCATTTGCAGTAAAGCTTGCGTATAAACTCAGCAAGTCAGTCTCAATCTTTTCCGCCAGAGCCGCAACGGCTGGCTCCATATATAGCTTTAACAGGTCCGGCGCAGCCAGCACCTTTGTCACGTCTGGAATTTGAAACGTCGCCTCGGCGTGCGTATTCAAAACTATTTGCGCATTTCCAAGGCTTGGGTTCTGAGGCTGCACCGCGCCTCCCTCAGCTAGGTTATTTGCAACGAGTACTGGGGGAATAGGAACATTTACTGTATCTCCTGCTTGCCCAAGCACCGGCTCAAAATCGCGACAGACCAGATTACCCATCACTAGATTGCCGACTAGGGCAGGCAGCGCATCTACCGCTACAAGCTTAACAATGGCATTTGCCACGTTTGTTGAAGTGATCACTCCCATGTTGTTCTCCTTATAGAAGTTAACTCCACCCGCAAGAGTGGAACTTACTGAGGAATAACTACTCCGCTTACGCGCGGCCCCCCAACGCTTGAGCCGCGATTCTTGCCACTTCCTGGCGCACGCGATTAAGGTCTTCTGCAGCCATGCCGGGTTTGATTTTCTCTAGCTCTATACCCGAGCTGTTCAGTACCGAGTTACGTGGGTTAGGTGTGGCGCCGGAACCACTTAAATTTCGAGGAGGAAGCAACTCCGGGTTTTCCTTTACAAATTGTGTCAGATATTCCCGCAGTGCTACTGTCCCTTGTTCATTCGCAGCCACCAATTGTCCGTCCTCGGACTTATGGATGTCATCTTTCACAGCCTTAAATGCCAAGTCCACTTTGACCACTCCAAGTCTTTGCAGCTCGGCGCGTATGGCGGCATTTCGCTCGGCTTCCTCCGCCGCCTGCTTGTTCCGCGCGTTTTCAGCGATCAATTCATTCACGCGCCGCTCTAGCAGTTCGCGTTTGCGCCGCTCCTCTGCGAGTTCGTTCTTATATGCCGGTTCGGCCTTTTGTTCTTCACGTCGAGCGAATTCTTCAAGCGTTTCTCTTATGGCTGTCTTTACCTCGTTAGCGATCGAGCTACGAGCAACATCTTCCCGATTTTGTGCCTCGTCCATATTTCCCCTTATACGTTCCCAGATTCTTCGCACCAGGCTTCAATCTCACTTACAATTTGGTCTTTGACCTCCTGCCGCAGGTCACAAAGGTACTTTAAGGCCAGTTTCTTCACCACCTGCTTGCGCAAGGTCTTGGATCCGATGCCTAATCCCAGTAGCTTCGTTGCGTCCTCCAGCTCACTGCTAAAGTCCCCGATGTCAAACTCGTCCAGGCCGGATACATCAATCGCCAGTCCGTCCTGGCGTGCCGCCTCAATGGAACGCAGCACCCGCTTCATTGTGTCCTTTACCGCATCCCCATAAGTCCGCAATATCTCTTGTGTGATGGAAAAGTCGCGCTGTTTGCTCAACCCTGACTGTGGCACGCCAGTGAACGTGCCCCCCGCTTGCGTCATCAGGTAACATACCCGGTAAATTTCATCCTTAAGCCGCGTCAGATTCTCCGCCGCGATCTGATATACCCGCCCCTCAGGTTCCGTCCACCCAAATCTGTCCTCCGGACCCAATTGAATGTAATAGGATTCCCCCACAATTTGCTTCCATTCTCGCTCGGAATAAATTACCGGTGACGCAAATAAACCCATGGTAAGCGCCCAACTAAGAGCATTGGATTTGTTAAAGTGCTCAAGTTGGAGCAAAGCGGCTTTGTTGGTGAGCCAAAGCCCGTCGCTTACCCTTAGGTCAAATAACGGTACGCGGCCGATGGTCGCCAGTCCGTGCCGGCCCTCATCTATCAGCTCCGGAGTCGATTTCGTTCCGAA